AATTACTTTTTCAAATGAGATGGTGCGATTTCTCGGCTATTATCGTGTATCGCTTATTGTATTTTTTTATATTTTGGTGTATAATATAGGCAATTCTTCGAGAGTCATGAAAAACTCGCAGCCTTGATCTTGAAACCTGTGCTTGATCAATGCGGCGGGTTTTTTCTTTTGCCTCCTGATCTGGAGACATAAAAAAGAGCAGCGCCATGGCCATTTATGACGCCGCTCCATCTATATAATCAGCTACGGCCCGACGGCCTGCGCTTGCCTTTGAGCCGCTGCTGTATCATTTCCAAATGGATTGCTTTGGCAGGATCTGGAGCTTGGGCCTGTTCCCATTACTGAAAAATAGCTCGAAAATGTCTTGCTCGGTTATCCGGCCTCCGGCGATCAGCTTCCGGATGAAGCCAGCGATCTCCCCGGCCGAACACTCCGGGCTCATAAGTCTGGCCATGGCCTTCTCTGGATCAATAGGCTCGCCCTTGAGGGCTGCACGGTCGAGCAGCTGCTTAAGTGCTTCCATGTTCTCAGGATCCGGATCCATGTCATCTGCCACCTGATGCTTGCAGGTGAGAACAATATAAAATAAAGCTGTTGACGGTTTAGAGATCACGACTTTCCCGAGGTGAGGCACCCGGAAGAACGTCAGGATCCTGTCAAGTATGCCGTATTTTTTTACCATGATCATGAAGTTTTACCCCCTCTTTTTGTGGTCAGTATGCTGCCGGTTTCCCGAGTCCTCGCCTCATATGCTGCTTTCCTTTTCTCGTATGCTTCAGGATCGAACCTATGCTCTGAGAGAGTCAGGAGAGCCGCGTCGGTATGCTTCTTGATCTCCCGGGAGATTTCTGCGGCACTATCTAACTTGTGGATCCCCTTCAGCTTCTCCGGCAGCTCGTTGATCAGCTCGTCAATGAGCAGCAGCATATCAGTGGTCGCGGCCTCCACCAGCTCGCTCCGGATCATTTGACTCTCCAACTCCTCGAGCTCCAGAGCTGCGAGTTTGGCCTTGGTTTCCTTCAGGCCGGCCTCTGCTTTCAATGCTTTGGCCTCTGCTTCTTTCCTCCAGTCGTCCTTCTCCCTTGTTTTTGCTTTAGCCTGAAGGTATGCGATGTATCGCTGGATCGTTTGCAGCAGGTCGTATTTATTATACCGGCCCTCCCTGACTGCATTGATGACGCCATCCTGAGTGAGTTGCTGCACGCGCCTCTCGGTCAGTCCGAACAGCTTGGCAATGGTTCCGACGTTCACGAGCTTGCTGCCGGCTTTTATGTCCTTGTTATTATCCATTCCTGTCTCTCCTCCTCCCATGCGAAGCGAAATGCCCTGCTCCTCCCTTGGTAAAAAAATTTTGAGGGGGTATTTCGCAAAATGGTGCAAATCTATAAAACTGAGGAGCCTTCACAAGCTCCCCGGAAAGTATTGCTTTTGCTGGGTTTTCCTGCGCTCTGGCCACACCCGGGATCTGCCATGGCATCCCGCTCAAGCGAAACGAAATGCCCGGAAAAAATTTTTCCTGAACTGCACGAATTTCGGGCTCGCCAGCACCGCAGGCTTTTTCATGTGCTGGAAGAACCTACTCAACTTCTGCGAGGATGTCCTCTGCTCTCCGGATGGCCGCCACGCTTCACCATGGCCCCGCCTTGCCCTTCTTTTGGCCTTGGTCGAGTGTTAGGTCGTCTCATGTTCCTCCCGTCGTTTAACGGCCATTCTGGAGCGTCTGGTGGCCCGTCCTTGGTCATAGGGCCCGGCGCTTGATCCGGATCCCGGTTCCACTCCTCGGCAGTGGTCTCGGCCCATAGCTTGGATGCGTACATGAAGCCCTGCATATGACCGCCGGCCATGGCCTCGATCATGGTGGCCTCTGCCTCGGTCTCCATTCCTTCCCGGATCAGATCCTTCAGGCGATCGGATGCGTGGGCCCGGGCCTCGTCGTATATGGACTGGTTGGCTGTCTCGTGCTCGGTGCTTTCTATGTACTGGGTGTATATATGCTGTGCTGCTCTTTCCATGTTTGCCTCCTTTGGATGGGCCTTGCCCGGGGCTCCTTTTACTTTCCCGGGCTCTGCCCTGAGTTCCTTATGCCTTGCTTTAATATGCTGCCTGCCTTGCGAAGTTTCCGATGTCCTTCCGTGAGAGCCATCCCTCAAGCCAGTCAAAGAACTCGAACTGCTGCTCCTTCAGGCGAGCAACGAGATCCTCCTTCTGCGCTTCGCTGTATCCATTGGCCTCGATGTGCGGGCTCCATGAGAAGTAATTGTTGACGACTGTGGCCTCTGTCATGCTGCCGAGCGAGAAGTCATCAAGTCCGAGCAGTTTGCCAGCTTGGGCCCAGTAGCCAATATTTTCATCACGGTGCGCCGGATCAAAGGATATAATGGCTTCTCTGCCAGCTTCTCCCGCGATGCTAATGCCATCGGTGAAGCCTCCGGATGCGAACGCTGGGAGCCCGTCTATCGACACGACGATCGGCTGGTTTTTGTCAATGACTCCGAGCAGCTCACCGGCTTTTTTCCAGTATTCAATATTTTCCTTCCTGAACTGAGGGAGGAATGAGATCACTGCCTCCATGCCGGCCTCGCCAGCGATGCTAATGCCATCAGTGAAGCCTCCAGATGCCAGTCTCGGGATCAGCGGGATGTTGATGCCCTTGCCACCGACGAGCGGTACCCAGTCGGGGATCTTCAGCTTGTTGAGTCCCTTGAGGAATAGGTTGATCCCGTCGATGATCCAGTTTATCGGAGCTTTGAAAAGTGCCACGATGCCGTCCCATATCCCGGAGAATATCTTGACGACTGCATCCCACGCGCCCTCCCAGTTGCCGGCGAATACATTCTTCACGAAGTCGATCACGCCGCTGAACGCAATGATCAGCGCGTCGAGGATAGGCCGGATGTTATTCATTGCATTACCCAGCACCTCAGTGAACAGTCCGGAGAGCCACTCGATGATCGGGCCCAGTGGTTGAAGCACTGCATTTATGAGCTGAGAGAGTACCGCGATCAGCGGAGTGAACGCCTGACTGATCAGGTTGAGGACAGGCTGAAGCATCGCAACGATCAGGCTAAGGATCGGCCCGAGCAGTTGGATGATAATGTCCAGTATCGGCATGAGGGCCTCCAGCAGTTGCAGCACGACCGGCATAATCGCATCCATGATTTTAACAATCGGAGGAATGAGTGTTGTCAGTAGCCTGCCCCCGATATTCACGATCACCGGTAGGAGCTTCTGGAGCACTGGCAGCAGTCCATCGAATAGGTCGGTTATTAGTGGAGCCAGTACGGTCACTGTCTGCTCTATGACTGGTGCGAGTGTTTCCATTGCACTCGACACGGCCGGCATTAAGCTGTTGAGAGAGTCGAACATCGTATTGGCCAGTGGTTTGAGAGCGACTTCTGCCTGCTGCCTGAATAACTGAAGCCTCTCGGGGAAGTCCATCGTGTCCTCAGCTGCTCCCAGTATGGTCTCGCTATTTGCCTTGAGCGATGCAGTGAAGTCCTCGACTGCGAGAGTCCCGTCCCGAATAGCTGCGGCCATGGTGGATCCAGCTCGTGCTCCAAATATTTCACTTGCTATAGCTGTGGCCTCTGCTGCGCTGCCTGCGTTCTTGATTTTTTCATAATAGAGCTGAAGCCCTTCGCTCGCCGAGTAGCCCTCTTTAGCGAGAGCTCCGACGCTCTTTTTCATGGCTGCCAGAACTTCATCGGTCTGCACGCCGGCCTTTTCCATCTGACCGATCAAGGCCGTGGCATCCTCGAAGCTATAGCCCATTTCTTGAAGCTGTGGAGCGAATTGCTGAGCCTTTTGCATGAGCTCGGTGAAGCCGATGCCTGTCGACTGGCTGGCCTTGAACACGAAGTCCATGGCCTCGCCCATTTTTTCAGCGTCTATGTTCCACGCTTGGAAGGCTTGAGACGAGCCCTCGATGACTCTGTTTAGGTCATCCCCCAGCATATTGCTGACTTGGAGGGCCTGCTTCGAGATCTCCTGAAGTGGTTCGCCGGTCAGTCCGAGGCGGGTGTTATAGTCGGCGATGGCCTTGCTGGCGTCCTCCATGGTTGTCGGCACGCTTTTGTATACTTCGTCGAAGTCGGATAGGAGAGCGTCAAGGGCTTCGCCGGTTGCACCGGTTCCGATACGGATCGCATCCGTGGCTTCATCGAATTGGCCGCCGAGATCTGCGAGATACTTGCCGGCTTCCATGACGGCCTTGCCTGTGGCGATCGCTATGCCGCCTATGGCAGCTCCAGAGGCCAGCGCTTTGACGTTGATCCCATCGAGCTTGCTGACGACGTCTTTTACTGACTTGCCGAGGGTCGGGCTAATACTACCAGCTACTTCGACGATGGCCTGTAATGCTTTATTCTTCATCTCCTTCACCTCCCTGTAAAATCTCTATTTTCATGATTATGACCTCCTTGTTGTGTTATTTTTGCAGCCTTGCTGCTTTGGTGTTTCTGCCTCAGTATGTAGAGGAGGGTCTTTCCCGGTCTTTACTTTATGCACGGCACTCACCTCCTTCCAGTGTTCCAGTCAGTAGCGGCCGACGCAATATCCGGGAGCTTGCCCGGAGTTTCCCTCGGGCCCTGCTCTTGTTCCTGCTATTTGAGGGCCTGCTCGACATTATGGTTGAGCCTGTTGATCAGGAGCTCGTCGAGGTTCTTCTGGATCTCTTGGCTGACTTTCTCGTTGGTGATCATCTGCGGTATGCTCAGAGTCTTGATTGCTTTGATCGGAAGCCGAGCGTCGCCTTTCCTTTGGAATGGAATGTCTGTCCCTCCTTTGTTGGATCCGAGGAATACGTTCGGCCCGAGTCCCTTTCGCTGGCCTTTTATAATCTCGGCCGTGACGGTCTGAGGCTTTGCTTTCTTGATGGTCTTGCCGTTCTCGTCCTTGATGCTCTTGGATCTGGTCGTCGGTTTCATTTTGAAGTGTGTAGGAGTGAGCGGCCGGCCTTCATATGTCAGCTGGATGGTGTCAATTACCTGCGAGGACTTGATGACTTTCGCCGTGCCTTTGGCTATCTTGCCGGCCTTTGTTACGTCTCCGGACTTGATGCTGTATGTGGCGGTGACTGCTTTTGTCACCTGAGCAGGCGCTCTATTCTTGAGATCGCTCACCGTCCGTTTGATGGCCTTCTCGGAGTCTTTGTTGATGTTCTCCAGCTTCTTGACGAGCTTCTTGTACTCCTTAATCCCGCCGGTAATGCCTTTGCTCGATGCCATTATGACCACCTCCCATCACTTGGAGCCGCCGGGCTGAACCTTCTGGCTGTTGTGGATCTTCAGGAGCTCGTCAATTTCAGCCGTTGACTCCTTGGGGAGCTGCCCCTTGTAGGCATCGACTACGAGCTGCATCTCCGGATCAGTATCCTGTGGAGCTTTGCCCTGATAGTAGTCTGCGATCTTCTTGGCCTCCAGCTCCTCGGCTGTCATGTTGCCGGCTGCCGGTAGGGTGGATCCTGCTGCTCCCTTTATAGCCTTGTATGTGTTGACTATCAGGGCCACCTCGTCCTCCAGCGAAGGATCTGCGGGCCCCTCTGTGCTGCCGTGTGCTGTGGCTGCCTTGGCTGCCTTGTATGCTTCAGCGATAGCCCGGGCATCTGCCGCGATCTCGTGCTTTATGGCCTCGGTAGCGAAGCCCCTGATATAAGGATCTGCCATGTACTCCCTGAGCATGGCCGCTTCCTCTCCAGTGAGGCCCCCGGCCTGCTGCTTCTTAATCAGGCCGACGGCTGCGAACCGTCTGACCTGAAGATCGTTTTTGACTTCTCTGCCGTTAAGCATTACGTTTCCCTCCTTTTGGTGCGATTACAGTGAGCTCTTTTTTCGGTGTTTCGCTCTTTGGAGCATCCGGAGAGCTGGCCGGCTCGATCCTCTCGTTCATAGGTCTGCTGGGTGCTGCCGGAGCTGCCCCCATCAGGTTCCTGTATGCCGGAGTGTTTTCCAGCCCTTTGAAATTACCGGTTCCCAGCCCTGCGACGAACCTCGCCTTTGCTATTTCATCAGATCCGCAGGTGTGTCCCTTGATGTCGATCGGGCCGGTGTGCTGCTCGACTATCTTGATCAGGGCCGCGTTGTATGACTTGGATCCGGTGTGAGTATGGAGGCCCGGGCCATACTGTTGGGCCTTGACTGCATCGTCGGAGATCCTCTTGAAGTATTTGCGCCACTCGTCAGCGATCTGAGAGATCTCGGTCAGTGTGATGCCTGTGGCCACCTCTGTCTCCCGGAGGTTCCTGTATGCGATCAATACCTCCTGATAGAGTTCCTCGCTGCCGGGGTTCTCTATCTGCTCCAGCTGGGAGAGCCTTCGCTTTAACTTTGAGCCCTCTGCATTGAGGTCGTCGATCCTGTCCTCCAGAGCTTCGAGTTCCTCGCCCCCCACGAGTGAAGCCTCTGGAAGTTTGGAAGTGAGTTCTTCGACTTCCTGCTCTATCTGAGCGAGCCTGTCCCTCATTTCCTTGCGCCGGCTGCCTGCGCCGGCATCCTTTTCCCTTGCGTCCTTCTCGAACTTTGCGCACGCATCCTTGAACGCTTGGAGCGCTGCCTTATAAGGTTCGAGAGCCTTCTGGACTGTGTCCGTGGTTAGAGCTGCAGGGTTCTTCCTGAGCTCTATGAGGTTGATGGTTTCCTTTGCCTGTGTCATTGTCTGATCATTCCTTTCGTTTTTTGATGGTGGTGGTTTATTTTTTCAGGAGGTCTCGCTCCTCCTTGCTCCTTTGCTCCTCTGGTGGTGTTGTGGCCTTCTCGAGGTTTGCGAGAGCCCTGCCGTGGATCCTGAAGGTTTTCCTCATGAGGACGTCGGCCCGCTCCTCGAAGTCTTTCTCTTGTCCGAATAGTGCCTCGCATATCTCTGGCCACTCGAGCCCGTCGATGTATCTCATAAGGATCACCTGCCGCTCGTCTGGATTTCTCAGGAGGTTTACAGCTTCCTGAATGTCGGCAGCCTCGTCCCGCTCCTTTTGGATCAGCCGCTTGATCCCTCGCTCGAGCTCCTCTTTCTTTGCTATTTCCAGCGCCATGCGGTCGAAAGTGCTGGCCCCGGCTCTTGGCATACCGTCCAGCCTCGGGGATGCTGGTGCGGTGATCTTTTCCTCCATGAGTTCCAGCCGCTCGATCTGGTTGTCTATCTCCCGGATCAGGTTCGTGTAGCTCCGGAGGCGTTCTTTTGTCATTGGTTCCTTGTTTTTCATGCGCCCTCCTTTCCCTGCTGGTGGAGAGTCTTGGGCCTGTCAATACGGCCCGCCTGCTTTTGCTTACGATCTGGCGTTTGTGCCATTTTGCCTCTGTGCTGTCCGCTGCCTGTACTCGGCCCGGACGGCCGGATCCTCGAAGGCTTTGGCCACTTTCTGGATCATAGGCCGGGCTCGTCTATCAACGACCGAGGTAGGGGAGAGATCCGGATCGGCTCTTGTTTTCTGGCAATCACACCTCTCGCCATAATCGAGATTACTATGGCAGTACGGGCATACTATGTACGGCTTTGACATGGTGCTTCCTCCTCTCTGCCACCCTGATGGCGGCCTTTTTATATGTCACCGGCCTGAATAGACCGTTTTCTCCGTTCCTGTGGTACCTTTGCTTGAGTGTTGAGTATGAAATGCCGGATCTCTCAGCGGCCTGCTTGAGTGTCATGGTCTCGCCGTCCAGTATTACCCGGATATTTGTCCGGCGGTTATTGTTTTGCTGCTTCATGGTAGCCCACCGGCAGTTCTCCGGAGTGTAGTCTCCGTCGTTGTCCTTCCGGTCGAGTGTGAGGCCCTCGGCATATCCATGGGAAAGAGCCCAGCTCTCGAAGTTCTGGAAGTCCTTCCACTCCTCGCAGTATCGGATCCCCCGACCACCGTAGTGGCCATAATCAGGATGGTTCGGATTTCCGCAGCGCTCTTTCATAGCCCGCCATGCGTCGTATAACTTTGATCCGGTTCCTCCGTGGATCCTGTGGGCCTCGCTGTTCCGCTCCGTATGGTAACAGCCGCAGCTCTGTGTCTTGCCGGATTTAATGTCTTGAGCTCTTACAAAGCCGACTGCTCCACAGTTGCACTTACACATCCAGACAGTACAGCCATTGACTGTTCCCACTCTTGCCATAACCTTGAGCCGTCCATACTGCTGTCCGATATACGGATCGGGTTGCTGCTTCTCCCCTTTAGGGGGTAGGGGGTCTATATTTTCTTCTCTTGTATAGTCTAGTGTAGTATAGTCTAGTCTACTCTGCCTCCGGTTGTTTGTCGGTCGTCCGGCGGTCGTCCGGCGGTCGTCCGGCGGTCGTCTGGTCTTGAGCCTATAAACTTCGCACCGGGCGTCGATATACTCGGCCATTACCCGGATGATCCGGGCCCTGTGTGCTGCCAGCTGCTCGGAGACTTGGCCACGGGCCACCTGATCCTCGAGCTTGATGGATGCCTTCCGGACTTTTTCGGACAGCTCCTTGAGGCTGCTCGATGTTTCGCCGGCCAGAGGCTCAAGCTCGTTGATCTTGATGTATGTGTGCCGGCCTTCAGCTGCCGCCGCCTCGATGGCTTCGATCGCTCTCTTGGCCAGCTCGTTGAACTGCTGCTCGACTTTATTCATCGTCGGCAATATGGAAGCCGGAGAGCTGCACCTTGTGTTGTTGCTGGTTTGTTTCATACTCTTTTACCTCCTCAATCTCGTCATCCCATCTGCCTTGGTTGAGCCACGTGGTGGGGTATGGTATATACTGGCCGTTATCACGCTGCCACTGCCTTGATCTCTTGGCTGCTTCGACTGCCTTCATGATCCGGTTAAATAAATCAGTGTCAGGCTTGACTTTTTTCCATGCCTTGAGCGCTGCCTTTTTCCCGGTTTTCTTCGGGTATGCCTTCCAGAACTCCTCGAAGCGTTTCTCTTGAAGGTCTTGAGGCTTCTCCTTAACCTCACCATCATCGCCGTCAGGCGTATGCGGTATTGTTGTGTCTGTTATGTTAGGTACTGTTGGTTTGGTTGTGTTAGGTACTGTTGGCGCGTTACATTCCGTTATGTCTGCGTTACGTAACGCGTTACTAACGTGTGACTGAAGCGTGACGCTGTTTTTTTTCTCTCTATACCGGCGCTGTCGCTCTCTGTTAGCTTCACGCTGAAGCTCACGCTGTTCTAACAAGCGCCCGGCATAATCATGCCAGTCATGAAGGTGAAGGCCGTCGTCGCCTTGGTCAATATATCCGGAAGCGATCAGGGCGTTTACGAGATCGGAGGCTTCTCCATCCCATAGGACGGCATCGGCTATTTCTTCCGGCTCGTACTTGGCCAGACTTCCATCCTGAGCGAAGTCGAGCGCCCAGTACCATAGGCCGTGAAGATGGCCAACCGCTGCCGGCACTGATACACCCAGCAGCCGAGCTAATTTTTTGGTTTTAGGATGCCGCCATATCTCTTGGTGGCTTTCAATCCACGCCATGTTTTTTTCCTCCTTTCCGTCGTTTTCATATACTGCATCGACTAAGCCTTCACGCGACGGATGGCTCCGAGTGGGGCTGTTTCTTCTCGCGTGGTACCCTTGGCCAGATATTCGATAAGTGCGTCATAATTCAGCAAATGGCGTCGGCCGATCTTTACATAAGGGATCGCATCTCTTTTCAAAAGCGATCTGATAAAATTTAGGGTGACCTGTGTCTCTGGATCTTCTTGTTTCAGGAGCTCGAGGGCCTGCTCCGGATACCTCATGCGGGCCATACTCAACACCTCCCCGTAGCGGCTTCCACATTACTGGGGAGCTCGAACAGATCGGTGACAGGACAATCAAGAGCGTCAGCCAGTCTTTTTGCGGTGGCCGGATTTGCTGAAAATCCGCGTTCAAGTCGGCATATAGTTGAGGCGGCCACGCCTGAAACCTTTGCAAGGTCTACGCAGCTCCATCCGCGATTAACACGGGCCTGCTGGAAGTGCTCCAATTTGACTTTTAACATTGCTCATACTCCTTTCCTTGACTGTATGCCAGCTCAGCGTCTGGCTCTGTCCGTTTCGGGCTTTGGCTCCCGGGCAACAATAAAAGCCGCCGGGCTTACCAAATAGACCCATGTTATGGGTTGTATTCGGCAGCTCGACGGCTCAAAGGTTGATTCTATGGTAACCTGTGAGGTTGTCGACTGGTACGGGGGAGCGGCTTATTCAGGCCGCTGCCACTTAGGTGTGATCGCTGGTGGACTTGGTTCCCTGTGCGAGTTTTGAACTCGTCGCACAGTTTCCCGCGCCATTCCTACCCGGGCGATCCCCGGGGGCCTGCCTTCATCAGTGCCGGGAGGCCATTCCCGGCAGACGCCCGGCGTGGGCGTTTCGGCTTTATTTAGAATTGACTTGCTCTGGCCATCTGGAAATCTATCACCTTGGCTCCGGTTCTGACAGCTGCGGGATGCATCAAGGCTTCATTCTCTTGACCGTGCAATCGGTTGGAAATCAATAACATCATGGCTATGGCCTTGGTTTGGTCGCTTGCCATGCTCCATTCCTTCAGGAGCTCCTCCTTGTTGATCATGACGATCGTGTCTCCCGTGTAATAAAATGGCTTCGATTGCTTTCTCTCTAATCCTGTCGTCAGAGCTGCCTCGTGTCTGAAGGCGGCCCAGTCATTATAATCACGATCAGAGAACTTTCCGATCTCGGCAATGAGTGCCGCAACAAACAGGTGGATGCCGTCATCTCTTAATTCATAGCTGAAGTTTGTGGGGGAGATCTTGACATCACCAACAGAGACGATCCTGTAACGCTCTGGATCTTGTTTTACGGCTCTGGCCAGCATAAATGGCTTCTCGTATTTGAGAGCCGGGAATAACTCGCAGATCTTCGATGGATCACGCCTCTCCGTCATATGTATCGTGATGCTTGGCACTGGTGTCTCGTTAATGAAAATCTGTTTCATGGTGTAGCCCCCTTCTATGAAGATGGTCGCGCTGGCTTTTTGTAAATTCGATATCGTTGTTCCACAACTTAATCGAATTATAACACACCGAAATACTATAGTCAACAATCTATTGCAATTTTGTTTCATTTCATGTAATATATCAGCAAGAGGTGATAATATGCCAGCAAGAAAAGTTTCTGATGATTTTGCCGCTTCATTCTCCCGACGGTTGACCGCTCTGCGTGAGCGGAACCGATATACACAAGCGGCGGTGGCTGCCGGGGTTGGTGTTGCAGCTTCCTCGATCGGCTATTATGAAAAAGGGGAGAAGATCCCGAACGCTGAAATATTAGCGAAGTTATGCCAATTTTATCACGTTCCAGCTGACTATCTGCTTGGTTTTACAGATGACGCCGGTGTTGCAGATCTGCCGGAAGGGCCCACAAAAGACGACGCCAGCAGGCTATTGGATGAAGTCGCCATGCTGATCGCTCGTGAGAGTCGGGTTGATTATGACCGGAATATCCTCGGGCCAGTTGCTGACATCATTGAACGGATAGGCGGGCTCATAGCTGATGCGGACGAGTCTTTTGCAGAGCTCCGTGAGAAATATCCAGCCTTTTCCCGTAGTGATCCCTATGGTTCCATGGGAGCAGATATTAAGTCGCTTACGGAGGCCATGCTCGGCCTTTCAAAAATGCCGGAGGGTCTGGAGCAGTTCCTTACTGAGTACCGCGAGCGCAGCCTTGACGTTACAAGGGTTGCAAGAGACGACATTCACTTTATTCGGCAACGTGTCGAGGTAGCGATCTGCAAAGCCCTGACCGGTGGATTTACTGAGCATGTTGAAAATGTTAGGGGAGGTGGAGGTAATGGCAACAGTCACAAAGCGGGGAAATAGTTATAAGATTACAGTCTCCTGCGGTTACGACCTAAACGGCAAACAGATCCGGCGTCACACTACGTGGACGCCCGAGCCGGGTATGACTGCAAAGCAAGTGGCAAAAGAACTGGAACGTCAGAAGGTTCTTTTTGAAGAGCGCTGCCGCACCGGGCAGGTGCTTGATGGCTCTATACGATTTGCTGACTTTGCCGAAAAATGGTTCGAGGACTATGCTGATAAGCAGCTTCGAGCCAAGACATTAGCCCGCTACAAGGCTATGATGCCACGCATTAACGCTGCGATCGGTCATATCCATCTGGACAAGCTCCAGCCTCACCACCTGCTGGCCTTATATGATAATCTGGCCGAGCCCGGGGTTCGCAGCGATACAAAATACCGGTGCTCGGTTGACTTCAAGGCACTGCTCCGGGATCGTAAACTTACCAAGGCCAGCTTCGCTCCATTGGCAAACGTCAGCATGGCCGTGCTCAACTCCATTACGCAGGGTCGGAATATAGCCCGCACCAGCGCAGAGAACATCAGTAAAGCGCTTGATCTCAAGCTGGATCAGATATTTCAACCGGTAGAGGAGGACAGCACTCTGTCGGCCAAGACGATACTCCACCACCACCGCTTGATCTCCTCCATACTTTCCACGGCAGTACAGTGGCAAGTCATATTCTCCAATCCTTGTGAACGAGTGAAGCCTCCCAAAGTCGAGAAAAGTAATCCACGTTATCTGGACGAAACTGAAGCGGCTCACCTGCTGGAGCTGCTCGAGGCCGAGGACATTCAATACCGCACTGCGATCCAGCTCCTACTCTATACCGGCTTCAGGCGTGGCGAACTGCTTGGGCTTGAGTGGTCGGACATTGACTTCAAGCACCAGATCATTCATGTACGTCGCAGCTCCCTGTATTTACCCGACAAGGGCATATTCGAGGACGACACGAAGAACTTCACATCAGAGAGAGTGATCAAGGTGTCAAGCATAGCCTTCCAAGCTCTCCGGGAGTATAAGGTGTGGCAGTCCGAGCAACGGATGAAGCTGGGCGACCAGTGGCACCCGAGCGACAGGCTATTCACCGCATGGAACGGCAAGCCGATGCATCCGGACACTCTGACCGGATGGTTTCACGACTTCGTGGCAAGGAATAACCTGCCGCAAATAAGCATCCATAGCCTTCGCCATACCAATGCCACGCTCCTGATCGCGCAGCATATGCCTATTACGACGGTAGCGAACAGACTGGGCCATGCTAATGCTGCCACCACTACCAAGATATACGCTCATGCGATCCGGTCAGCCGATGCGGCCGCAGCTGAGACACTCGAGAATATTCTGGCACCAAGCAGGAACAGCAAGAGCAAACTCGGATAAATAAAAAGGCCATGAGTTCCACCTGGTGAGGGAGATCCCATAGCCTTGTTTTTTGCCCCTATGATTTTTATGTAATAAGCACCAAATAAACACCAAACGCAGATCTTTAATAAATTTCTTTGAACATAGCAAAACCCGCCGGGCCTTACGCCAAGCGGGTTTCTTTGTGGTTGCGGAGGGAGGATTTGA